ACAATAAGGAGGAACACAACTATGTCGTCTGGCATTAGAAGCCTCTGTCTAATGGGTGAGGTCTACCGTCTATCTCCACAAGGATCATAGGCACATCACCGACAGTCACACCTTTGTCTGGCATAAATGATTCAGTTGGCTTAGTGCGTTCGGCAGGTGGTGTGCAACCTGTCATTGCCAAGAATACAGCGAGCATTATCGCACTCACTATCACAGTTAAGAGTAAGTCTTCTTTCATTTCTCTATCAACCGATCCAGCTTATCATTGATACGCTTCATATCTTCTCGAATGTGCAAGAACATATCTTTGGTGTCTGAGCGTTGTTGATGTATTTGCTGTTGTATAGCTTCGATCTTAACGCCTTGCTTCTCAACTTTAGTGTCTATTGAGTCTATGTACATAACGCCGGTTATAAGCACTACCATCGTAGAAACCATATGTCCTATCGAGACGGTCTTATCTATGTGCCAGTCGTTTTTCATTACTTACTCCGAATCGTTGGTCAACATTGTCATATAAGTTGGGTTAGTTATCTCAGCTTTACCAAATACTCTAGTACTAGCTATATCGGCATTACCTTGGTACTTAACTTTCATTTCGTCAAAGAAGTCTTCTAGGTGAGAGGAAGTAATGACCTCCTTTGCCGCTATCAGTCTATTAACAACTTCAATATACCCTGAAACCTCAGCGAGTGCCAATTGTGTATGTACTCCATATTGGGTTAAATATTCAATGGTAGCCTCTTTAGGATGACCACCCTCAATAAGATTACGGTACATCAACTCAAAGCCTCTACGCACGTGATGTGCTTTCTCTTCACGCTCATAATCCTCTTCTGACCAATCTCCGATACCGTTTTTCTCTTTAATACTGTCGTAGCTATCCATAAGAGTTGCTATATCTTTAAGCGACCCATTTATCTTATTACCTATCTGCTCTAAGTTAAATGATTCCTTGATTAGTTTAGCCTCTTCAACACTAGTTGGCTGTTTAAGAGCTTCGAGTTTATGCACTTTAGCTCTAATTTTTGCAGCGGTATGTTGAGCTTCAACTAAAGCTCCCTTACGCTTCTCAACCTCTGCCAACACTTGGCGCAGCATACGCATAGGAGATTGACCGTTGAGCATTGTGAGTGACATCATAGAGAGCGTAGTCTGACTGTTATTTCTGTCAAACATACGAGACTGGTTATCCAACGCTGGTAAACCTGACGACACACGTGCAACTAGCTCGTGGTTCTTATTATTGAGGATAGCCAAATCTACAACACTCGATGTATTGACTGTATCTACAGCTTTTAGATCAACGACATTGGTTGCGGTATTGCTCATTGTCTACCAGCCCATTCCGCTACGGCTGCATCACTATCGGCATCACTAAATGGCTGACCATTCTCATCTACTGAACCTGTAGCGGCATTGATACCCCTAACACGAGCTTGCAAACCTGCTAAGTCATAAGAGGTTAGTGTGTCTGGAACATAATATTCAGTCTCCCCTTTATCCGCAAATATCATAGTATGATCTGCTGGATTAAACCAATTACCACCGTTCTCCACGAAGTTTGGGATAATCATATTTCCGCTGTTATCTCTATGTAGTTTATATTCTAAAAATTTCATATTTTATTTCCTTTAAGTTAGTTAAATTAATCGCCTGAACAAGCGGCAAGACCCCACCTAGCAACGGTCAAATCACCGAAGTCTGTAGCATTAGATGGTAGAGCCATCACCCACATTGCCCCAAGCGGTTGCGCCACTAGTAGCATCGGTACAAATAAAGGTTTCACCAGAAGTACTATTAATCCAAAGATGACCAGCCGCATCCGCATTATCAGAACTTGTTGGATCAGAAGCGGAAACGGTTGCACCTGTAAGGTTATTGAGTTTTGGATCTGTAATAACGCTACCGGTCAAGCTACTGCCATCACCATCAGGAGCGAGAACACCAGCTCTCGGAATCTCTACATTAACATTACCTGCGCCGTCTTCACCTGTTAGAACAACAGAACCTAAAGCACTTTCAATTTCATAAGGCATAATTCGTATCTCCTAATTAATCGCCACTAGTAGCTGCAAGCTCTCTACGATTCACTGTCAAATCACCAAAATCAGTAGCATTACCTGTAGTTGCTATCGTAATTGCATCTATTTGTGACCAAGTATTTCCACCACCACCGAATAGACCTTTAGAACCATCAGAGGTAGCGCCCATCATATACCTATCCCAAGCAGCGCCCGACTGGAGATCCCCAAAATCAGTAGCATTACCTGTAGTTGCTATTGTGATGTACTCTATAAGCTCTTTATTATGACCTGAAAGACAACCCCTCGAACCATTAGAGCATCCAGATAATCGGTAACTAGCCGCAAGCATATCCCCAAAATCAGTAGCATTACCTGTAGTTGCTATAGTAATGTAATCCATAATATTTGTAGCAGTAGCACCACCACAGAAAACACCCCTACCACCACCGTTCACGGCTCCAAGAGTAGCCCTACTTTGTGTCAAAGTCCCAAAATTAGTAGCATTACCTGTAGTTGCTATAGTAATATAATCCATAGCATTACTATAAGGTGAAGCACCACCACCAAATACACCCCTTGAAGCATCAGAAACGCCCGCTCTGCCGTACTTAAAAGCAACCATATCCCCAAAATCAGTAGCATTACCTGTAGTTGCTATAGTAATATATTCCATTTCCTCGCCAGAACCGCCAGTACTACCACCGAACACACCTCTTGACCCATTACTAACTGAAGCCAGTTGTCCTTTAGCGGAAATCAGATCGCCAAAATCAACCGCATTAGCTGGGGTTGCTATGGAAATGTAATCCATAACATTACTATAGCCATAACCGCCAGCAAACACACCTCGATCGCCCCAAGGAACCGGTGGTACAACACCACCCGTCCCCTCGCCTATATTATAAAAAGCATTTGCACCTGTGGTTGCGTCAGTACAGATAAAAGCCTCCCCAGAGACCTTATTAATCCATAAGTGACCTGCCGCTGGTACATTACTGACACTTTCAGGATCAGCACTTGCAACTGTAACATCTGTTAATTCGGAGGTATCTGTAATAGCGTTTATGCCTGTCAAGCTACTGCCATCACCATCAGGAGCGAGAACACCAGCTCTTGGAATAGATACTGAAGCGCCACCTGCGCCATCTTCTGCAGTAAGTGTAACTGACCCCGAAGCTGTATTTAATTTAATAGCCATAATTTTCTCCTGTTAAAGTATTTTCAAACTGTCATAGTATTTTGAGACTAGGATGGAACTAGCAGGGACTGTTACTGTCACACCGCTTGCAATTTCTGTATCTGTACCCGTCTCATATCTAGTATCTGCATCTAGTGTAACATCTGCCGATATAGTACGGCTTGCATAAAGACCTCTCTCAACAGCATCTATGGCTGTAATAGACTGTATACAGTCGCTATCAGCACCCCAAGCCTGATCGGTCGTACTCTCTTGTGCTTTACTAACCCCTGTCAGAGTCCAGTAGGTGGTATTATCCGTGCGCCCCGTATAGGATATGATCTCAATAGCGGTAGGGCTAGTGAGACTATCCATAATTGTTAGTTTGCCCCGCACCGGAGGGTCATTATAAGGTGATGAAGCCTTCGTAACATCTACCGTTGTTGCGCCAATACTTACCGCATTCTCTAACGCACTCTTTACATTATTTGCAAAAGCCATCTAATTGATCTCCCTAATTACCATTCTGAAGTCTGACTCTTTAATCCGCCCTGCGCTGGTCGAGACCTGCACCGAAACTAAGTAAGTAGCTGCATCAGTACCCTCACTAATCCATAACTTCGGTGTTGTAGTCGTACCATTGGAAACTGATATGTCTAATCCGTCAGAGGAGAAACTTGGCGCAAAAACGCTACCGTCCACCGAGATCAATGTACCTGTAACGGTATCGCCATCAGGTATTACCTCTGAAAAAACTATATCGTAATCCAAAGCCTCATTAGGCTGTTTTGTAAACTGTTCCATATCAAGTTACCTCTAATTCTCGTGTTTCTGAATCTAACGTGTATGCTCTCTCGTCTGAGGCTAATGTGAGTACTCTTGGCGCGGCTGAGGAATCTGGATTAACTCTACCTGTAAAATCAACAGAGGCACTAGCGACAATATCAAGAGCTTCATCGAGGATCACTTGAACAATAGCAGTAATTTCTATCGCAGAAGTACCTATAATGTCAAACGAACCAAATATATAGATTGTCTCATCGGTACTAACAGAGGCACTACCAACAACAGCCGCTGAACCGTATCTCGTAACTGTAGAGGTCATTGAAACAGAGGCGCTACCAACAATAGCCGCCGAACCCACCCCTGTAACTGTACCATTAACCGCAATTGAGGCACTAGCAACAATAGCTGCTGAACCTAACTCTATTCCTGTACCTCCAATACCAACAGAGGCACTACCAACAATAGCCGCTGAACCTAATACTGTAACTGTACCATTAACAACAATCGAACAGTTAGCCGTAGGATCAGAGTCCCCTAAGTATATAGCTGTACCATTAACCGCAATTGAGGCACTACCAACAATAGCCGCTGAACCTAGTAGGGTAGTTACTCCATTAACCGCAATTGAGGCACTAGCAACAACAGCCGCTGAACCGTATCTCGTAATAGTAGCGGTGACTGCAACAGAAGCACTAGCAACAACAGCGGTGGAACCTAATACTGTAACTGTACCATTAACCGCAATTGAGGCACTAGCAACAACAGCCGCTGAACCGTATCTCGTAACTGTAGCGGTCGTTGAAACGGAGGCACTAGCAACAACATCAGTGGAACCCAACACGGTAACTGTAGCGGTCGTTGAAACAGAGGCACTAGCAACAACAGCCACTGAACCCAACACGGTAACTGTAGCGGTCGTTGAAACAGAGGCACTACCAACAATAGCCGCTGAACCTAATACTGTAACTGTACCTCCAATACTAACCGAGGCACTACCAACAATAGCCGCTGAACCATACCCATAAACAACACCGCCTAGCGCATTACCGCCAAGTAGAAAGCCGTTTATAGAGCCAAAATTCATCTGCTATTAATCAAGAGTTACAGTCAAATCACCAACTGCAATTGAGAAGATATTACCTGCTGAAAGCGTTACACTAGCATCCAAAGGAGCCCAATAAAGCATATTCGTACTTGAAGCGTCATCGAAAATAGCCATACCTGTAATGGTAGCCCCTGCATTTAGCGCAGGATATGTAACTGCAGCACTATTACTTACTGCCCCACCGCTTACAGTACCAAAAGTTACAGCCTGTATAACGTAGTTTGCATCGGCAAGAACAGTACCGCCACCAGAATCGGAGGGATTAGCTGTATAAAGCTCAACATAAGGAGTTGAACAGTTATAAGCGGTAGCCCCTTTTAGGGTTATATTAAGGATTTTATCCTCTAAAAAATCAGAAAACTTAGACATAAGATTTACCTCGTTAAATTAAATTATAAGTGTACTTGAATAGTACTTGACAAAATAAAGGGTGTCAAGCTATATAGTTTCGGTAGCAAACGTAAGCTCTCCCGAAACCTTATTTACTATCTGTGTGATTATTAACTTTTCATTCGTGAATCCCTCCCCTATAGTACTAGTTATATCTATAATATCCCCAAGCTGTAATTCTGTAGAAGCTAGTGAAGTACCAAATATCACTAGCATTTTTGGGTTAGCTAGAAGCGTAAGGTAGTCACTAACCACATTAGTAGCGGCTGTACTAGAGTTCACTAGCGTTAGTCTAAACTGACTTGATCCATCTAGTGTTCCATACTCCGTTATTGAAGAGGCATTAACACCCTTAACTATCTGCTGACTAACCCCACCCTGATAGTCAAAATTAGCTGATATACTATTAACAATATCGCTATACGGTGAGTACTCGTAGGCAAATGAGTCTTGAAGATAATCCGCAACACCAAGAGACTTTAAAGAACTGTCGCCCGAAGTTGGTAACTTGTATAGGTGTGCAACACCATCGAGGCTCCAGAAGAAAACGCTCGCTGATTGGTACGCCACTTGTCTAAGCAGTATGTTCAAAGCTAGTTGATCTGTGATGGCAAAACCTAAGTCATAATCAGTACCAAATGTAGTATTAGCTGAAATCGAGGTATGTAGATCCCCACTAACAACGCCATTAGCGTAATTTAAGAGTAGGTGTTCCGTAATGTCCGCTGGGTTGTCGAGGTCAAACCCTACCATATCTAATGTAATCTTTTTGGCGTAACCTGTACTTGAAGAAGTGTTAGGAACACTTGATACATCAAACTGTGAAGCAATACCTGCGGAAGTAGACTCAACATAAACTCTAGTACCTGCTGGCTCCTCTGCTGAGTAAGCCTGAGTAAGCTCCCCATAACTCAAACAGAAGTCCCCATTCCACTCAAAAGCACCCGTTGCAATGAATACAAACTCTGCACCACTATTTACTGTTACATTCAGGTTTATTGTGTGGGAAGATCCCTCAGGGAAAGTATGGGTCTCTAAAAAAGTATATGCTACCAACTCTGTTACACCATCAGCATCAAGCACTTTATACCCAAAGTCCAATACCGCCCCATCAGAAGCCCAATCCTCAGTAATTTGGAAAGTACCAGTCCAAGTTGCATTCACCGAGGTATCATATTCGTCTGTTTCATAGAAGTAAGACACCGCATTAACTGTCCCATCTGCAATTTCATAGCAATCACTTAGTGTTGTAAGCCCCCCCAAACTCCATACATTACCTACGTTTGAGACTTCTTCGATAAAAGTTAGACTATCACCAAAGGTCAGTTGGTCGCCATAAACAGAACTGTCATTAGCGTCAAAGAAAGTAGCGGCTGGATTATTTACATAGTGCGGAGTTACATCGTGCGGAAAGTCCGAGAACCTTAAATAGGATTTACCCGATACCGTTACAAGAGATCCGCCGGAAATCGGAGTACCATCTGCATACACTGTACCAATACTTGTTACTGCGTGATCCGCAATGAGCAGGTCGTAATTTGTCTCATCGGTTAATACCTCTGCGCCTCGTTTGTGGGCATCAACTGGATTAGTGGGAGTTAAACCACTTAGGGTATTACCGCTCCTTGCCGAGTAAGCTATTGTCTCCAAGTCAATAATAACTGAACCAGAAGATGGTAACTGTGAACCATCCGCTAAAACTATAGTTGTTGAGCTGGTAGTTAGAGCAGTAGCTAGTCTTGTTAGTATGCCAGCGTTTACAGGCAAGGCTCTATGTGAGAATACCTGCCCGTAAACAATGGGCGCTACCTCACCTAAAGTTTCTTTTCTAGCTGATGGGTAGGCAGTATCATCTATTAGATCCCCGATAACTGCTGTTTTATCACTCCCATAACTAGCCACTAAGAAGTCAATTGAGGTCTGTGATACACGAATAGGATCTGAGATAATGCCCTTTAGTATTATTTCCGTATCAGTCAAACTCTCGTTATCAAACCACAATCTAACAATACAACTGCTGCCAATTTTGATTTTCGATGCCAGCGTTGTAGAATCTTCCGCAAGTTTAATTGTAGTACCTGATACAACCCCACCACCTGTTAAACGGGGTGTCTCTGCTGACATAGTACCCCAACTGAGAACCTGCGCTGTGTATAACTGACCATCTACAGTAACTGTTTGATCTGAGTAATACCAAGTTGTAGAGCCATCAGATACTTCTAAGAGCCAAACTGGAGTAGCCTCTGTTAGGTTCTTTGCAGTATTAAAGGCTGAGGTTAGTGTTTTCATTGAGAGACAAGCTCAACCGCAACCGAGTACAACTCTCCTGACTTTAGTTCAAGAATAACTAGCTCATCCATATCAAACCGAACTGTGGAAGTCACACTCTCCGGATCCGTTAAGGTGAAACTGTTAAGCCTACCTACGGCAACCGTGTCAAAAAAGTCTCTAAGATCCGAAGCTAGTGTAGAGTCACTAAAGTCAAAAACAAAAGAGTAGCGGTATCGGGTAGTGCCTGTCTGGTAGTAGTACCCTGTCCCATTAGCAGCTAAAAGCGTTGTAATGTTTTTGACTGGTATATTACCAACATAAGGCTGTAGTGGATTTGGTAAGGTTACTACCTCTACTCCTAAAGTGAAAATAATGCTCATAATCTAGGCTCTGGTACTTTGCTGTTCTTCAGCTGGTTGGTGAGTGCAATAGTTCTACTCAACAGGCTGTTAAAACTATTTAGATTGTTTGTCATACTGCGGATTCTAGTGTCTAAAGTATTAACAGCGAGCAAAGCCTCCCTCAATTGGGAGCTATCAACCGCTATAACAACCGGCGTAGCTGTTAGCGCCCCTGCTTTATTGACTATATTTTCTAGCACGGGTGTAGCGGTATCTTCAACTACCCCAAGTGCAACATCTATATTATAACCAGCCATTTTAAGTTACCGTACCATAAGCCACCATCTCCGAACCAGCTGGCTTGACCACTAATTTAACGGGCATACTGCCAGCGCTCTTAACACCCACTTTGATTGCGGTAACAATACCTGCTGAACAGGTGAAACCAAGATCAGCAACAGCGTCTTCCAATATCAAATCTAGGTCGGTAACTGAAGCACCAATAGCCGGGAATGTAGCAGCTCCGGCTTTAACGTAACCGCCAATAACCACTTCCCAGTCATTAGAGACTACCTCAGTAGTTGGAGCATCATCCCCAAATTTTGTATATGTGCGTGTAACAGGTTTCTGCTCTAGTGACCACTCATCAATAATTACATCTGTAACTACCACTCCCGTTATACTAATGTTTGCTCTTTTTCCTTGTTGAAGTGCCATTTTATATTTCCTTTAGATTGCCCTGTAATACGTGGTTAAAGTCCCTTGCCAAAGTAGCCGCCACCATCCCTATGGGAGCCTGTGCGCTGTGCCCTAATTCTAATACCCCAATATATGGTACGCCATTTGCTATGTAAACTCTATCCAAGTGGGATTCTAGCAAAAAATCATTAGCCAAAACAACAGGGTCGGTAGGAGGTGTGCTCTCTGCTGACCAATTGCCTGTAGGAGTAACACCTGTGGATCTAGTACTAAAATTAGGAGATCCCGTACTAATATTCCAGCTTATTCTAGCATTACCTGTGTCTACTGGAGTTCTAGCCGCAACCTCATTAAAGACCTCGATAGAAGTTTTCTCAATAGAGCTGCGAACTGCAGCTTGCATCTCCTTAACCATCCTCTGTAAATCCAATATTAACGTTCACTTGAAAAAAGTTTTCTACCGCACCAACAACTTCTAAAGAGGCTGTACCAAAGACAAACTCATCACTCGTCACTCCCTCAAAAATAGCTGCTAAACTATCCGCATAAGATAATGCAGTAGCACTACCTATATTTGATGGTGTAAATACTTGCATAACCACCACCCCAGAGCTGCGGCTGGTAGAGAAAGAGGCATCTATAGTATCGCCACCTAAAACTGTTAGCCGAATAAATGAACTGTTAGCGACTGGCGCATAGTCTACATTACTGTAAGAAATTGGAGTTGTAGCCCAATTATCAGACAAACGCTCTTCGATAAAAGTTCTCTGCCCTGCCCAGCTCATAAGACCGCCCTCAACTGTGTAATCCATAAAGTGTTAGCAACATCTTGTTTAACACTAATAACAGCCCAATCTCTGCTGGCATAAGTAACTAAATCGTTTACATCCGGTGTACTAGCTAAATCCTTTTGTAAGAAAGTCGCCTTTACATCTGTACCGAGTACCTGCGCACCATCTACGAGCGCCTCTGAGTAGCTCCCTATGAGCATAGAAATAGTTGTTGACGTAGTTACACTCGTAACCACCCCTGTAGCTGTGTCGTATGCTGACGGCGCTGTGGCTTTAAATACCGTAGTAGTCCACAAGTCTGAAGTTGCTATCTTTGCCTCGTCAATAGCGTTCTGTATGGAGGCACTTAAATTCATCAGGATCTAGAAACCTTAACAGCAGAAACACCAGCAGAGACATTACCAACAAAACCCCAATGGCTCAACATCACCTTAATGTGATTAGGGAGGAGTCCGCTTGTATCGGTATGGTCAAAGACAACATCAACACCCTCAACTTTAGTAGACTTTAACCCAGCACCTAAAGTATTTAGAGAGCCAACAGTACCATCGTGTATGCGCATCGCTAGTTCAGCGGTGGCATATTTAATATCAACAGGTACAGTAGCAACAGCAACGCTGTAGCTATCCCGATCAACCCATTCAGCTCTAGGTACACGCAAACTCTGAGTGAGAGTTTCTACTCTACCATACCAAGTAATGCGCTGGTCTAACCACAATGTAGCGAGCTTTATATTAGCTTCCTTTACTGCGGTTGTGCCATTCCAGCTTGTATCGCTAGGGAACAGATCATTATAGTCATCAGCTTCTGCAACTGTACAATAAGCATTAGCACTTACACCTCCTGCGGTAGCATCAAGGCTCATAATTTGACCACCCAATCACCCAGCTTATAGTTCTCCACCTCATCAGGGTGTACATTAGCGAGTTTATTATCTGCTTCACGGAACATAACGATATGAGAGGACCCCGATTTCTTAACTACCGCTTTCTTAGTAGCTACTTTTTTAGGTGGTGTTTTCTTAGGGGGTGTTTCAACTATCCCCTCCTGTTTATCTGCTAGAGTTTTTCTCTTATATGCCATAACGGTATAACTCCAAATAAAATATTTTAGCCAACAGCCTATAAAGGTAGACTGCTGGCTGGTTACTACAAACTACTTACCCCATAAGGATTGCGATATTGTCGGACTTCCACGCTTTCACGCCCCAAGCACAAGCAACTTCAAACATTGCCTTACGATAACCCTTATAAACACGGATCTCAAACACAAGGCCAGAATGTGGATCTTGGATCATCATAGTATCAACAGCCGCATCACCATCTGGTGTAGCTGGAGCACGTATTGCAAGCTCTAGCGCACCCTGATGGAATAGCACGTTAGGCGTGTAGCTTGATCCAACAGTAATAGCGTCATCATCTGTTTCAGCAGCTAGAAGACCTGGCGTTCCAATTGACAAAGAACCACCGCTAAGAGCCGTATTAACTGCATAAATATCAGAAGTTCCAGCAAAAGTAATAACATCGCCAGCAAGAACAGTACCTGTACCACCGTCAACAGCAATAGTAGTATCACCCACCGCACTTGAAGCATCATTTAGTAAGTATGACGTACCCGTACCAGCGGTATGAACGCCAATCTGACCTGACTCACGAAGCATACAACCTTGAAGATCAAGCAAGATACCTTGACGCAATAGAGTGTCATTACCAGCCTCATTAGCTTTTTGGAGCTGTGCAAGGTTACGGAGTTTAGTACCAGCAGTATTACTAAGAACAAGAGACATACGCCCGTCATTCTGAGGAGCGCCATTTACACGAAGAATCTCGGTAGTTTCAGCGATAAGATCCATATTACTCGCGAAAGGAGTAGTCCCAGCAACACCTGTTGCACGAGAAGCGCCTTGATAAGCAGCGTTAGCTAGATCATTCTCTACTTCATTAGTAAGGGTACGCATTGCCTGAGCAATCTGATCCCCATAAATAGTTTCAAAACCAGCACCATTATTAACAGATACGATCTCTTCACCCGTCCACGGGATTTGAACAGAACGAGCTTTATCAATGGTCATAGTCTTACTATCTACTACCTGATCTGTCCCCTCGGGAATAGTCATAGCGGCGGTGATATCGCCAGCAGTAGCGGCACGAGTACTGTGCGAGCGTACAGTATCATTTACTGCGACACGGGCTGTCTCTGCGTTTACGGTAGCTGACGGGATGAAACCCACAACTTCACGACCTACGGTATCTGCTGCACGGTAAATATCCGCTGCCAAATTTGTTAATGTATTCATTAGATTTTCCTTAAATATTATAAATAGTTTATGAACACCTAAGAGTGTCCCCATAACCGAAAATTATCTCGCTCTGCGAAAATGATTATGTAACACTGTTACATTTAACTATATTTATATCACCTAAAAACATAAGTGTCAAGAAAAAAGAAACGGCTCGTACCTTTATCGCTGTGGGGTTAGCGTTCCGGCTTGTGATTTTTGACTAGATAATAGTATCACCCTCTTTTTTCTTCTGTTCTTTTTGCGCCTGCTTTTTATCTTTGTCCGCCTTGTCGTCCAAGTGCTCGTCCTCATCACCAAGTGCGAAGTTCAGATTGAGCTTAACCGTTACGGTACTTTCAAGCTCCGCCCAATCGACCGCCATCTGCAAAGCATTAGTCATTAAGACCTCCACCCTATGGATGGCTAAAACTAAACTTGATAGCTCTGCATTGCGTTTAAGCGCAAGAGCTTCAAAACTCTCAACACCTTTACGCTGTCCTGATATAAGTTGCACCCCAAGAGCCGCCATCATCTCTGACTTCTCCCGAATAGCGGATTCAAGTGAGGCTAAACCCTGCCCTGTAAACTCTAAGAAACCGACCTTAGCTTTCTCGTTTGGTATAGCCCAAGCTGTTTCAGCACCTAAACGAATATCTCCAACATCTTTAACGCCAATAACATAGGGTGTAGGCAAGGCGGTAAAGTGTCTACCGTGTTCCAAGTCAGCACTAGAGCGGTAATGCGATAAATTCATATCAACCAGAGGCATAAGCGGTGGAATCTCAGGAGTAAGGTTCAAACCATCCAGTGAAGAGCCTAAGAACATCATACTTGATAAAGGCGCACCTCTTTTAGTTGGTATTGCGACTTCTGACCGCACCCACTCACTTCTATTATATTTATTGAGCAATTTTCGCCATATATACACCTCGTAAATACCGTCTACCGTTGTTAGTTCCCTATATTGAGTCTCATATTTTACCTCGTAAGGTTTCTCAGGGTTCTTAACTTGATACTGCTCTTTCAAGATTATGAAATTATCTGACCAGTTAGTGATCTGCTCGGTTTTATACCCCGACAAGTATGGAAAATCCCCATTGTGGTCAACCAAAATACCCTGCCTACCTGTTAGAAGCTGCTCGGTAAGTAGGTAATTTATAAATCCCTTTGTGGAGATCCCCGTACCGGTAATATCCTCTAGCATATCATCAGGAACACCGGTAATAACAGGCTCAATGTGCATAGAAGTACCGACCATACCATCTACTGTTTTACCGATACCGTTAAAAAATGGCGCTCGGGTTAAATAAGCGTTGTATTCTGCATCAGTCTGACCACCTAATCGGGGTAAATACACCTCTCCACGCTTCTTAACAGCCTCTTCACCTGTGTAAGTATCTCGGCATCTATCCCAAGATTTAATGTAGTTATCATATTGTGGGTGTGTAGAGTTAATCATAAATTAATGCCCTATAGTTTTAGTAGTTTTCATAGTTAGATCCTTAAACTTAATAATTGGAGCTAGTGCGTACCTTAAAGCATCGATGTAATGGTTCCATTTGTCAAGTACAATCGGTAATATATCACCACTCAACCTATCGACCTTATAACTGTAATGTACAAACTCGCTGGCAGTTTGAGGGCATCTAGTGTGGATGTGTATATGGCTGAAACTGCGTATGAACTCAATACCATCTGCGACAGAACCCGACCATTTTGGAGCTGCAACTATATTATACCCTTGCCTCGAAATAAAACTGATACTTTCTGGGCGTGAATTATCGGCACGGATAGTATACTTCTTCGCTCCCGGAATGCTATCAATTATTTTGTGAGTGTGGTCCAGCTCTATACCAACACCACCATCCTCATAATCTATGAAAAGCTCGTTCCCACGAATCCAACACCGCACCAATGCGGTAGGGTCTGCGGAAAAACCCCAATCCATCCCAAAGTAAAAAGTTTCCTGCTTCACTGGGGTCTCAAAGTCACTAATCGTAAACTTATCCTTAAATATCTGCGCTTCGGTAGTCTTAGCGCACTCCCCCTCCCAAACATTTAGGTATTTTTGGTAGTCCTGCTCTTTATCGTACTGCATATCAGAGAGCATTTCTTTACTGAAGAATGGGTTATCCTTATGACTGACCTTAACAACAAAAGAATCAGGTCTGCGGTTAAGAACGAACCTACTATAGGTTGGGTCAGTCTCTAGGTCAGGATTAAAGCTCACCCAAATCTCAGAACCCTCTTTACGAATAGTGGGGATCAAAAAGTCCCAACTATCTGCGGTAACTTTTTGAGCCTCTTCAACCCAAGCATAGTCAGCACCCTCAAAGGATTTAATCTGCTGCGGATCGTGCCTTAGTCCAAAGAACACAAATTCAGTACCATTAACTCCTATAATACGGTCACGCTGTATCTTGTATCGAGTAGATAACCCCAAACGTTCAATCTGAGTAGCTAGTAACTTATGTACCGACTCTTTAATTGAGTGCTGCATTTCACGGCAGCAGAGAACACGAATCGGTTTCTGTACCCCTTTAAGTAACAGCACGATAGCGAACGCCCAAGATTTTGCCCCACCTCGTCCTCCATAATATATCTTATACCGCTTTTTCTGATATAAATATTTGAACTTAGCAGGAACCTTTATATTCTGAACGCCTTTAGGCATCAGAGACTTTACCACCCTCCATTGCGAAGGTGCTACGGTCAACCTGACTCATTGCGTCAAACGCTTTACGGGTGATCTGCTTTTCACCGCCTTTACCTGAACCTGAATCGTGTTGAGAACCTGAACCACTTGACTTCTCGAATAGGTGTGGCGCTGACTTCGTTAAGTCCGAAACCCAGTCTTTCATACTAATTGGCGTGGTCGATCCAGCCTTAACCAAAGTGTTACCGGCTGAATCAACAGCAGTTGGAGTACCGTCTTTCAACCTAAACACGGATTTAGCTCTTAACACAACATCATCAAGCGCACCGCTCAATACACCGGCAGTAACAGCAGTATCTTTAATGGCGCCATCAACAAGTAGAACTTCTAACTTACGATTAAGCTCGTTATTACTGCCCTCCAAAGTGCTATAAGCCTTTGCGTTCTCAGCTTGGATATCCTTGACTTTACGAGCCACTAGCTCATCTATCTTACCTGCGTCAAACATATCTTTATCAGCGCCATCACTCTGCGCTTTAAGCATCTTCTTATACTCATCCACATCTATGCCATCAAATTTAGTCTTTAAACCCTCAAAGTCTTTCATCAGGGTGACGTTATTGGTTCTAAACTCGTCAACTTTAGCTTTTAAACTAGCTTCCATTGCGTCAAACTTTTCTTTAGTGTATTCCATACGCTTTTAATCTCCGATTAATGTTAGTTGAGGAGCCATAATACTATACAGTTTTCAAAGTGTCAACACCACCAGGTACTGGATTGTTCAAAAAAAAACGCGGCTATTACCTTTATCGCTGTGGAATTGGTGTTCCGGCTTGTGATTTTTGACGTGCAAGAGAAATACTCCAAAACATCAAAAAAAATGGCAAGGGAAAAAGGAATCCGAGCGCCAGCGAGCAGAGATCCGAGCGCCAGCGAGCAGAGATCCAATCCATATTGCTGTTGCTTTCAG